GTATTTGGACACCGGCAGGAGAGATAATGAAGATTCGCAAAATAGTGCCCACCTAAGTGTTTACGCATCCACGGCTAGCACGTCGGGGGCTAATACTTATAGCGCTTATGCCGGTGCTGGCAATAATCTGAATAGTTTTCGGGTCGTTTACAGATACAACTCATTTATAGGTGCCGGCAATCTTAGCGCGACATCTGTTTACAATAGGTCGGCATCAAGGCTTGATGTGGCGGGGGTGGACTACACGGGCTTCATCGCAACAACTAGATCGTCAGGCTCCACCCTTGCAGGAAGGGCGGCGCAAATCAATGCCGGACCCATCGCAAGTACATCAAACGCCCCTGCAGGCGTAAATATAGTGATATTCGGAGAAAACGCAAACGGAGTGGTGGGAGGGCGCACCAACGCCCGCCTAGCCTTCTACTCCATCGGCGAAGCCCTAGACCTCGCCCTCCTCGATGCCCGTGTGACGGCACTGGTGAATGCGCTGGCGGTGGCGATACCATAGAGCCATGGAAAACTCGATCGCTCCTGTTAACGAATCACGGCAGCCGGTTCAGACTTTTGAGTTCAGCATCGGTCCCGCCGTCGATCTAGCAAAGCTAGACGCCGCATTCAAGGAATGGGCCAAAACGCCGTGGGACGACCCCACCGCCCCCTTCCCTGATACATGACCACCTCCCGCCGCGAGCACATCCTGAGGCCCCTGCTGACCACCCTCAACGGCCTGGCCACTGTGACCCCACATAAAACTTAACCCCACCAGACGGGAAAGCTGATGGTAGATGATACCCCGACTCCCTTGACCGCCGAGGTGGATTACAAGCAGTTGCTACCGATAGTTGAAAGCGTAGCAGAAATGCGCGGCATGTTACTTGCCATGCAAAATGACCTCAAGCATAGTCAAACATATACCACAAGCGCACTTGCAAAAGTTGAAGGATTAGAAAAGAAACAGTTTGACCTAGAAAGCAGAATGGTGACGAGGGATGATCTTGCCGCTTTGGTGGTTAAAGTTGATACCTTAATATCATCTGATGCAAGCCGTAAAGGTGCAACAAATGTGGCAACTTGGAGCATCACAAATCTTGTACCTTATCTTGCATTATTGGTTTCACTTCTAGCATTAGTTGGCGTTGGCACAAATAGGCAAACCATCATTGACAATATACAGCAACCTAGCCGCATACCATGAATCCTATAATCACAGCAATCTTTAGCGTTTCAATGATGTCAGCACTTGCAGGAGCTGGCTACATCTTAGACTGTCGCTTATCAGGGAGTAAAGCTACAGAATGCTGGCTAACTGGGTTGCCAATTATGGGCATTGGTGGCGCTGCAGGTGGTGGATTTAAGGTGGGTTATGAAACGTATAATCCTAAATTGCGCAAAGAGAATGAAACCGCGCAAAACGAGTCACAGCCTTAATTCTTGCTCGCTTGACTCACTTTTGACTACTTCGCTCGACTCAATTCCCAAAAGCACTGCAGCGCAAGGGTTTTAGGCATAAGTCTTTAGCCTTCTAAGCAGCGTGCCGCAGGTTCGAGTCCTGCAGGGAGCGTTTTCCAAAAACCCTAGTACCACTGGGATTAAGCCCTGTTTTGACTGGGTTTTGAGCGGCTCTGCAGGGTTGCCGGATCACGCAAACATGGGTCAGAAAGGGTCAAAAACGACCGCGATGGGTCAGGATTTGACTCGAATTTGACTTGGGTGAGTCAAAACCCATGGCGAAAAGACAGGACTGGCTAGCGGACCTTTCAAGGCAGTTCAAGAGGCACCGGCAAGGGCGGCCTGGCTGGTTCCTGCGGCTCTTGCGTGATCGGCTGCAGCTCCTCTCATCAGAGCTGCCACCACGGCCTGGGGAGGGTGATGAGGCACCGGCTCAAAGGGCACTGCTGCTCAGTACCCCTCCAGGCCCCTCGACTGCAGCGGCAGCACTGGCTGAAGCGTGCCTGATCTTTGATGCCGTGATGGCTGGCACCTGGCAATGGCCTGATCCGTTGGCACCCTCCGCAGAGGATCCGGGTCGGCTAAGGCCTGCGGTGCTGGCCAGGGCGAGGGAGAACCTGCGGTTTGCCGTTGTTGGTGAACGAATCAGCGAGCGCACATGGGAGCGCACTTATCAGCCCTATCTGAAGGCCCTAGAGAGGGTGGCAGGCAAACAAACCTGGCCTGATGACCCGATGCTCCTGACCACCACGTTGCGGCAGTGGGAGCCAAACAGCAGGGCACGGCAGATGGCCCACGATCGTTTCCGCAGGCTGTGGAAGGAAGCTGGCTGGCCATGGCCTGAGGGGCTGTCTCCCTTGCGGGGGAATGGCAGGGCCGCCGCTCATCCTGAAGGTGTGATGGCCTTCACCGATGAGGAGATCGAGGAGCTACGCGAGCGGATCAGCCGGAGCAGGCTCACCGCTGCTGATCTAGTGGCCTGGGATTGTTTGATTGTGTTTGGGCTGCGGCCTGCTGAACTGCAGGGCCTAGATGTTGCACAACAGGGTCGGTTGCTTGTGGCCACGGTGCAACGTGAGAAGCGCAGCAGTCGAGGCAGCGTGGGCCGTAGACAGGTGCCTGCAGTGCCGCCTAAGGGTTGGCCTTCTGATTGCCATGTCCTGCTGTTGCGGTGGCAGGAACATGGGTTGCCTGCTGCGGTGGTTGATGCTGCTTCACCTGGGGAGATCCTGGCAAAGCAACTGGCACGGCTGAAAGGCCAGAAGGGTGCAACGGGCGAGCTCAGGAGTGAGCTGGTGCCCTACGGCCTGCGCCATGCAATGGCATTACGCCTAGGCGTTGAGGTGGGTCTAAGCGTCAGGGAAGCGGCTGAGCTGATGGGTCATAGCCCTGCAGTGCATCTCAGCACCTACGGCAGACGGTTGGATCAGCCGAAGCTGCTTGAGAAGGTGGCGGGGTTATTGCTGAGCCATAATTAGTCATAAATCGTGTTATGAATGATCCGCTGCAAATCAGTAATACAGCAGGCATGGCAAACCGTCCTGCCATCCTCTAATTGCCAGCCATCGTGTGGTCCATTATCTTGACCAATAGGACAGCCACAGTCGTCACAGTGTTGTGTCATGAGCCAATGGCGCAGAAGTTTTAGAAGGTTCATGGGTGTGAAGGTGGCGGGGTTACAGGGGTTGGATTAGGGCTGGCTGGTGAACACCGGCAGGGCCCAATGGGGGAGCCAGAAAAGTCGAGGCAAAGCGCCTTTTTCTGGCTTCGCCAACACCCAAGATGGATTGAGAAGTGAAGATCCTATATACAAGAGCCAACACCTTCCCTCCGCATCACAGTCCTCCGTCCCTGGCAGTCGCTCAGAGACCGGCACCGGCTTGATGGCGGGGGGGGCGTAGCGGGCGAGGTGCTGTTTCAGGATTTCGCGGCCACGGTCAACGGCATGAAGATCGTGGGTTGGTTGTGTCGGGCCGTCGGGTTGGTGCGGCGCAAAGCGCTGGATGGCAATTACCACAATATCCAGCTCTTCATCCGTCAACACCACCGGCTCGGGCACCGGCTGGATGGCGAGGCGTTGCAGGTAGGTGGCAATCTTTGATGCCCACCAGAGCGGATCACCTATCACCGTGCCCTCTGGCATTTCCCGCTCAAGCCAGTCGGCAAAGCTGGGATACCACCTCTCTTCCGGCTGGATGGCGGGGCAAGTGTTAGCAGGCTCGTCCATAGTCGAATCAAGAAAAGCTCTTGCCTCATCCATTCTCATAAGCCAAGTCTCAAATCTGCCACCTTTGCGCAGCGATCCCCAACTTGCAACGTCTCCATTTAGATGCAGTCCTGCGACTCCTTCAGAGCTGTCAATCAGAGCATCGAGATCACCGAGTAACAGGTTCAGCAATTCACACACCTTCGTATCAGGCACCGGCTCAATGGCGGGGCGGGCAGCTTGCGCACGAGCCCAGACGGCGCGGCCATAGGCCCTCACTTGCTGCTCAGTCATCTCGTACTGGATGGGATCTCCCGCAGTGGCCTGGAACCGGTACAGCCGAGTGTCAATGGCTAGCTGAAGCAGTTCCTCATCCGTCGGCCCCTCGGGCTCGGGCTGGGCCAGCTCGGCGCGGGTGCGGTTGATTAAAGCCTGGAATCGGTCGGGATTTTCAATGCCCTCATGAGCTACGTCCAGCTCGATCCCGTTCAGCAGCTCAGCACACCGCTCTCTCCAGTTAGTCATTTTTCAAGTCCTCGGTTGTGATAGCAGATAACTGCTGGAGCAGGGTGGCGGCGCGGCGCATCTGCTCCGCCGTCATGTTGCACGGGTCGTAATGCTCGACCTCGACGCACTCCGCATCAGCGTTCAGTGCAGCCACTAACTCCCCCACCTCCCCCGGCTCCGACTCGGGCTGGGCCAGGGCTGTGCGAATGTCTTCCATGGCCTCCACTGGGGCCATCTCACCGGCATCGCATTGGACAAGCAGGTCAGCGCAAAGCGCACGAAAAGTGTCAGTCATTTGTAATCCTCAACGTAAAATTGATAATTGAAGTCAACTTGATTGAATGGCTGGCCCCGCTCGGGCTTGGACAGGGCGGCATTAGCCTTGGCAACCACCGGGTCGGCTGTGCTGATGTGCTTAGTGCCGTCTTCGTGGTAAACCACACGGATAGCGTTCTCAAGAGCCTCTAGCAGCTCAGCACACAGCCCTTTCCAATCAGTCATGGCTTCGCCTCCAGTTCTTTCAGTGCAAGCCTCAGGATAAATTCCAGGGCCTTGATCTTTTCCTCTGTTGTCCGTGCCAGGCCAATCCGCCGGTCTAGTTCGTGTTGCAGGTTGAGGGGGGTCATCGCCCTGCCTCCGAGCGCAGCATGGCGGCGAAGTAGTCGGCGCTGGCCGTGCTTCCGATCGGCACTTCCTGCTGCAGCTCCAACCAATCCGCTATGTGATGGATGGCGGCGCGACGGGCGGCAGGATGCAAGGGCTTGCCCGCACTCCAAACGTCA